GATCTTGAGAAATATATTGACAGTCTATAGCTTTATGAATTTCATCGTGACAAGGTCTGCATACAGGAAGCAAATCTGTAATTTTAATATCCACAAGATTTCTATAAACTAAATGATGAACATCAGAAGCTGTTTTGGAGCAGCACTGACACAATGGTTTTGAATTCATCACTATATTTCGTAGAGACTTCCATTCATCGCTTTTTAAATACTCTTCTCTGTATTCTTGTCTATTATATTTTACTTTATGACTTTTCATAATTCGAAAGTTGCGGACATTTAATTCCCTGCTACGCAGATTAAAAGCTTTTAGCGCTTTCTTGCTTTTGAAGTTAGATCTCGATTTCGCCTAACGATTCCTACAAAAAAACCCAGCTTTTGGCTGGGTTGAAAAAGAAAAAACATTTAAAACCCAAAAACACTCAGCAAACCAACCAAATAAACGGATTAGCTTGTCTGAATGAATTTAGCGAATATTTTCCCATCAAAATATTATACACTTTAAATACAATATTTTCTAATAATTTTTCATTTAAAATACACTTCCCGCTCCAACTTTCTAAAACGAGCATCAGAATGCCAAGTTTCATCGTTTTGTGGAGTATAAACACCATCAATTGTTTGAATCTTTTGATCTTTCTGAAGCCTTAGAGTAGAAGGTTGATAAATGTTCAAGCTCTGATTTTTCTCGGGAGAGTTCCGAACGCAAGAGGTCTGCGCGATCAGCAGAGTTGCTATCGCCGCGAGAGCGGAGTTTTTCAATTTCCTCGATGATTTCGTTTTGCCGTTTTTTAGATTTTTCGCGAATGTCATAGTAAAATAATTTATTTTTTAAAGACAGAAATAATTCTATTGATTTAAGTAATGATTGAAGAATGCCCATAATCTTTTATAAGAAAGACTGCCATTCTTTTCTAATTTTATTTTTGTTTAAGATCAGAGAAGAAATTGCAGGAATCAATGGAGCAGCAGGAACTTCACCATGAACATTAAACCAAGGAGTTTTTGATCCTTTGCGAGAATTGCATGGACGACACGCCAAAACTCTATTCGAGTGATCATCAGTGCCGCCTTTACTACGAGGATGAACGTGATCAATAGTCAAGTCTGAAACGGGATATCTATTCAAGCAATACTGGCACACGTTGTCGTGCAGTCGAGCAAGTTCAAAAAGAGAAAGCTTTTTCTTTTTGGGGCGACTGAAAAATTTGGTAGAAACAACCATAATAGTTGGAATCATCCACAAACTTTTTGCGCTGCGCAAGCAAGGTTGATCTTCATAAAAAGAAGCTAATGTATTCCAAGTATTGAAGCTATGGAATAGTTGACTGTCTTGGTCTAATGAAACTACGCTGTTTTTAATTAAATGCGTAAACGCTGCTCTGGCAGTGATCGTGTTGATTGGTTGCCAAGCATTATTAAGCAGCAATGTAGTTTTACTATCTGGACTAACAATGTTCATGATTTATGGTATAATGAATAATATTCAGCGCAAGACAAATCTCCACTATTATAAGTCGTTTTTTCAGACTTTGGATACCCACTAATTACTTTAATGCTTGTTGCATACGATAATCTCACAAGTTTTTTTATCCACTCGCTTGACTTCCATTTTAGAATTATTCATTGGAAAAAATATAATCGTTGTCGATAATGGTCAAAGGATGGACTTTCCTAATAAAGAGCTTACTTGTATTTCTCAAAGAGTCAATCATTCTATGATCAATTTTTTCATAGGATTTTGGCTCAAAGCGAGCGCCATGACTAATTAATTTTTTAGAGCTATGAAGTTTCCAGTTGAAATGGCAGTTTGATTTTAATTGAAAATTTAAACCAAAATGATTTGCTACAAGAGGGAAATACATTTCATCAGCAAATGAAACGCCATCAGTTCGAAACCATTTGCGAAGATTGCTTTCTTTTGAAACGAAAAAAGCAGCATCATTCCTTCTACAAATAAACCATTGAGATGCAAACAAAGCATCCTTTATTTTAAAAGGAGAATATTTAATACGAGATTGATTTTGGACAAGCTCAAATCTTTTAGAAGTAAGATTTCGCTGTTCAACACATTCTACAAAAGACATTAAAGAAAAATGCTTTTTTATTAAATTGCAAGTCGTTTCTATATTGTAAATAGGACAATGAGAATCGCTGATTAAAACAAGATATTCATTACTTGGATCTTGAAGAGCTTCGGACATTAAAGTGATAGAAGCTTTCACCAAAGAATACTGCCCCCATTCTGTTCCTATCCTCTTGCTCTCCGCAAGACAAAAATCAGAAAAATAATGATTAGGAGAAAAATCATGTTTATTGTGAATGTATAGATTGTATATGTCTTTTAAAGCAGGATCGAAAAACCTACTCATCGTTTCGTTTTTGATGAAAGATGAGTAGGTTAATGCTAGAAACGCGACCTTCGACATTACCCCAAATTAATTTCAAGAGGAACTAAAGATAGATCTCTGCAACGAAGAGATAGTTCCTCTCTAGAGAGTTGACAAGCTATGCTTTTTAAGTTAGAAACTGCTGTGCAGAAACCAACAAAATACCTATCCTGAGCCAGAATTTGTTTTGTAGTATGATCAAAAATGCCAGCGTCGAAAACTTCGTAACGATTTTCTGAATCAATACAAGCTTCAATAGGATCACGCAAAGTGTTGCCTACTATATAACGAAATAAATCATTAAAATCCACTTGAATAGTCACTTTCCGCGCAGATCAAAAATGATTTTTTCAGAAGATTCCGAAATTCCATTGAATGAAACTTCAGTGACATACCCATTGACTCGACGAGCGCAATCAATAGCCCAATTACTAGCACCCTGCAATAGAGAGCTATAAGACTGCTGAACATTTCCCTTGCTGTCAAAGGCATAATACTTGATTTCCTTAGTATTTTTCATTCGTTGTTTTTCTTTGTTTGTCTGTGTTTGTCTGTGTTTGTCTGTGTTTGTCTGTGTTTCTTACTGAGTGGGAGTTTACCTGATGAAAGTGTATTTGTCAAGCAAGTTTCTCTGAATTTTCATTGGAATAAAATTCAAAAGCCATTTGACCAACATTCGTATTGTCCGTAATAAAACCTTCAATTAAAATTGAATTTTCATTCATAATAAATGTTTTCTTGGGTTCAAAAATGTATTTAATTTCACCGTGCATCAGTTGATACATTCCATCTCCAACTGGAGAAATACTAAATGTAACATTCTGCCCCATAGGAAAATCAGGGAAAACTGGATTAGTTGCTGCGATTTTAATATTCATTTAAAATGTGTAGTTGAATTTTTGTATATCTTCATTATAAAGGGAAGACACTAGATTTTTAGTATAATTATCGTAATATTTTTGGTATTTATCGTGATCTGAAGAGTTTATGTGCGGCAATTCTGTCGATATATGTGAAGCATTTATTTCCAGAATCATTGAACGAAAGTCTTCTGCAAGATTTTCGAACCTAAGTATTTTTTGAACTTCAAAAGCTCCAGAGATCCATAGGTGCTGCTGCTGAATTGGAAAAAAGTATAAATCATTTTGATTTTTTCTCTCTTCGCAAATCAAACAAAACTCTTTGAAAGAAGGCGGCGACTGTAGATTAAATAATCGCCATAGTTTATTTTGCAAAACAAAAGAATACATGGAAACGAAACGATCCCAAGGATTTCTTACCACTGCAAAAGAAAAATAGTTGTTAACGTTGACTGGAATTAGTTGTTTGATTTCAGATGGCTTAGCATGGGTCGTGTCAAAAAAATTACGATATAGAGGATTGCTCGCATTTGCGCGAAATAATGATTCATGTTTTTTGATTAGATTGAAATCTCCCAAATGTTTGTAAATAGAGGAACTAGCGTTTTTGGGAATACGCACAAAGATAAGATGCAACACCCATTTTTGGTTTTGCGTGGGAAAAAACGCTAGTTCAGGAATCACTTCTTTAAAAGTGCATGTTTGATGTTTGTCAAAATGTCAGTCATCTTGATGAGTGACACGATATCTTGTCGTCCACGACGTTGATACGCTGTGTAAAGAGGCATCTTAACATCCACGTTCAGCTTTGTGAGGTCACAGAGGCGCTCACAGAGCCTCGTCAACAGTTTTCGATCAACGATAACGAAATCGTTTTCTCGTTCGAAAGCGACGGCATCTGCGCCTCCGTAAAGCCAACCGCGAGATCCTCGCACGTTCTTAAATTCCACCCATACCAAATCATCGTTAACGCTTGAATCTGCACGCTTGACTTTCTTTCGAGATTTAACCTCCACAGAAAACTTCAATTGATCATGAGTATGAGTAACATGGAAATCGATATGATTGAACTCATCTTGGCGAGATGCCGCAACTACTTCCATACCGTTTTTTTTAGCAGCGCTGACGAAACTGTTTTCGGCGTTTTCTCCAAGAGCGAATGAAGCACCATCTTTGTCGTATTTATTTCTATAAGCCATTATGTATTCCATAATACGCAGATTTTGTGATTGTCAAGCTTTATTTTCGCTGTTTCGTCTCTTCGCTGAATCATTTTGATCAAATGCTGCCGTTTGTGCTTTCGCTGTATTTCAGAAAAATAGTTCTTGACTTGAGGATTTATTTGGTGGAAAAATGATCTGAATTTTTTAAACTCTCCAATCACCTCGAAAGGAGAACCAAACAAGAATTCAATTGTTGCTGTTTCATTTTCTATGGACAAAGCAATAAAAAAGTTTGCGCTGATATAAATCACAGAATGCGCGAATAAATGATGAATATACTCTTTGATTTTAATCACTGATAAATTCCTAGACGGCAAGCAGCAAAAATCATAAGGCTTTGATTTCAAAAAAAAGTTTATTATTTTCGTTTCTAAATTTTTGTCAAGCTGTTTTATTAGTGTAAAGTTCATGTCTATTATGTATTATAATGTGTAAAATAACTTATGGGACAAGGACAGGATAAAATTGCTACTAGTTTAATAGATTTACAGCCTACAGCTATAGTAGAACTATTTCAATTATATTTCAACCAAGTTGATAAACCAAATGATGCTGTGTTTTTTCATGGCGGTGCAATTTTTCAAAATTCTATTACGTGGCAAAGTCAAGAATATATCCCGATTCCAGTAGAATCCGAAGGATTTGAAGTAACAGCTAATGGTCAACTGCCAAGACCAAAAATTAGAATATCGAATAAAGATTATAAAATGACTCAGCTACTGCTGAATAATAATGATTTTCAATTCGCTAAGTTGATAAGAAAAAGAACTTTTGTAAAGTATTTAGACGATGTAAACTTTGACGGAGGAAATCCTTGGGGACAAGCAGATTCTTCTGCTGAATTAAGCAATGATACATTTGTCATTGGCCAAAAAACAGCCGAAAATAAAGTCTTTGTCGAATTTGAATTAACGTCTCCACTGGATTTGGAGAATTTTGAAGTTAATGCTAGATTGTTAATGTCTAGATATTGCTCTTGGTATTACAGAGGAAATGGGTGTAATTACGCTGGACCTCCATTAGAAACAGAATACGGACAGGAAATCCAAATTAATTCAAAGTCGCGCAACAACTGGGCGAACTTATCATCCTCGCCTTTTTCTGGTGAATGGATAACTGGGCGTGTTTATGAAAGTGGAGATCCCGTTTATTTGGAGAATAAGAAAATAATAATTAATCCAGTTTTTGAAAACAAAAATAATCAAAGCGTTCCTGAATATGCTAAAATTTGGTATGTAGCACAAACGAACCACACATCAACATCATCCACACAGCCAGACAATAATGAAACTTATTGGACAAGAGATGGTTGCAATAAAAAACTAAACGGATGCAAGAAAAGATTCCAACCATCTGAAATTCAAGTTCTTCCTTCCGACAGTTATTCTGTATCAGGTTACTTTATCGATCTGTCTCATAAGCAATTATATAATAGCAACAACATTTCTTCTCAAGCTGCTATAACAGGATCTAGCGTTATATCTGGATCTGCATTTAGAAACATTGCCGATGGATTAACTGGCGATGCTGGTGGTCAAAAAAAGACATTGGATACAGGCTTAGCATGGATCAGTACTGGAACTGCTAAGCCTTGGATAGAGCTTACATGGGATTCGCCAAAAACAATCAATCGTATTGATATTTACGATAGATATGGAACTGCTGGTGTGGATTTTAAAACTGCAAATATTAAATTATTCAGTGGCGTTAATCAATTAACAAACGCAAATCTCACAATCAATAATGATGGTTCAAGAACTACAACTGGATTTGCAAACAGAACAGTTACTAGAATATTAATCAGTGGAAGCGGTTCAGATACTAATGCTGGTTTAGCAGAAGTGGCTGTATTTGAACCTTCTGGATTAGGCTTATACAATGATTCATTTAAGACCAGCGGAATATACGCTTCAGAAGATTTACACATGGCTACTTGGGTTCAGTTTCCAAGTGGTGTTTCAAGATCGGATCAGCTACTGAATATTTTCCATAATGTAAAACCAAACAATCAATACAGCGGAATTAATCTTTACGTCAGCGGAAATGATAATCTTGTATTAAACTTCGCAACTGTTTTGGTGAGCGGAAACGTTCCACAATACATTGTCACTCCAAGAACTATTACAATGCCTTGGGATGCAACTTCTCTAAAAGCTTTACATTTAGAAATTTATGGAGGCAAAGTCAGCGGAACATCATCTATCACCAGTTTTCCAAATGGAGAAATAAAATTATCAGATGAAGACAATCTTGAATCTCGATATACTTTAGCTGTGCGCAACACAGGCGAAAAGATATCTGGTGAGTTTTTCTTATTTAAGAATCCAAGTTTCACAGGTGGCATGACTGATTTGTTTTTTGCCGTTAATAATTGGCAATTCTCAACTGGCGATGTTGCTACTCCAGTTCCTAATAATTCCAACATAACTTCCAATATTCAATTAACAAGTAATTTAAAACTTGGATCTACTGCTATATGGACTGGCAAAAGCGGTATTGATTATCGAAAGAAGTTTTTCAATCGTGATACAATAAATATCTGGAATGAAGATAAAGAAAAAACAAGCCCAAGAAATTATGATGAACTCACTGGAGATAATCGTATTTTAAAAACTGGATTGTTTGCTTGGTGGGATATGAACTTGACAGACACTCCCACTTACAAAGTAGAAGCTTCTAATAACGCTGCTCAAATTATTTACTTAAGTGGTGAATATGTAAACTCAATTGAGTTTTACGATCAAAACGCATTTATTTCAAAAGAAGCTTATATACCACAAACACCGAAAAATTACCTGCCATTCGGCGGATTCCCTGGAACAGATAGATATGGAAGATAAAATCTTAAATAAGTCCTTTATAGTTGTCAAGCATTTTTTAGAAAATTATTCGAATAGAAATTTATCCAATGAAATTTGTGGGTTTATAGGCTATGACGAAAAAACTAAATGTTACGTAGCCACCATTGAAAAAAACCAAGCTCAAGATCCTAAATCTTTTTTTTCAATCAATCCCGCTAGTTATTTAAAGTTTAAATCTGAATATTCTTTGATAGGTGTTTTTCATAGTCATGTTGTTGGCAATGAGTCTCCTTCTGAGTTTGACATCAAGATGTCTGAATCTTGTTGCTTAAGTTTTATCATATATTCGATCAATACGAATAAATTTCATATTTATGAACCTAAAAATCAAGATTATGATGTAAAGATACTAGAAAGGATTAAAGGCAAACTTAAATGACTATTATTAATTTACATGGCATATTAGCACATGAATTCGGCAAGGAATTTACGATGTATATCGAAAAACCAAAGCAAGCGATTGATGCTATTGATGCTAATAAACCATTTTTTAAAAAGCGCATTTTAGAATTGTCACAACAAGGAATACACTACAGTATTCTTGTAGATGGAGAGAATATCTCTCATCCAGAACAGTTGGAAATTAAAAAAGCAATCACTGTAGTGGATTTAACTCCTGTTATTTGTGGGCAAGGATTCACAGCATTGATTACAACGATTGCTGGAGCGCTAACTACTGCTGGTGGTACAGCTGCGGTTATTGGTGGGGCTTTGGCTACCGCCACAGCCACAGGATTTACCGCTACTGCTTTGACTTCATTCATTGGCGGAGCTTTGAATATGATTGCTGTCACTCTTATTCAACAAGCTCTTTCTCCATCACAAAAACCACAACGCACAGAAGCTCGTATCAGTGGAGCAAAAGAATCATTTTTAATTAGTTCCAAAGGTAACTTAGCAGAGCAAGGAGTTCCTGTCCCAGTCGGTTATGGAAGATTGAGAATCGGAACTTCAATTGTCCAAAGCACTGTTAAATCGTATCCTCAAAGACAAAGAATATCCAACGCTTTATTTGGTAAAAATATACCAACTGATACGGATCTAGCTCTGCAAGAGCAAAACACAATAACATGAAGCATTTAATTAAGAAAAATTTATTTCAAGGCGGTGGCAAAAGCAAGCCAAAGCCAACTCCCGCTATTCTCAAGCCACCCAAGCTTGATAATTATGAAATATTAAACTCTTACAGTGTTGCTGAGATTGTTGATTTAATTTCTGACGGACCAATCGAAGGACTCGTTAACCAAAATGGTCAGACTCTTGGAAAACAAGTAAGTATTCTTCAGGGGGTTTATTTAGACAATACACCTATCCAGCAAACTTCTGTATATTTCCCGATTAATGCTAGTGATGTTATCGGGAGTGTCGAAATTTCAAGCTCATTAAATGTATTAGGGGATATATATTATAGCGACAATTCTTATAAAACATATTTTCATAAGCCTTTCGTAAATTTAAATGGATTAAATCTTACAACAAAAATACCAGAAAGAAGATTATTGGCAACTCAAACTAAAGAAGGAGCAGCAAATACTAAAGATGAGTATTATTCTCCAATAGTAGATGGTATATTAGTGGATGGTATTTCTAAAAATGGATGGCGACTAAAAGGTAACACTAAAAATGTTACGCCTATTTCTGGTCCTATTTATTTTGAAAATACTACGTCAAAATTAGAAGTCCATTATATTGATCCAAATCAAAGTTTATTCTCCAGCGATACTTCATTGTCAAAAACTTTATTGTTAAAACTAGAAACTTCTCTTAAAGAACTTTCAGATGATTCACCTGATCAAGAGAAGTTCTTTAATAATCAAGTATTGAAAAAAATTCAAGAGTTGAAAGGAAAAGCGAGTAAAGAAAAGTTTGATTGGAATTCTAAAAACACTGTATATATTGTAGTTGAAATTGCGGATAAAAATAATCCAAAAGAACTAAATAACGGTGCAGTAGAAACTAAATCCATCTTTGATGATAAAGGAGTTTTCAAAACAGTTTCTTTCGAACTTGAAAACTTTAGTAGGAATATACCTCAAAATCAAATCTACAAACTACTTGTTCCGACAATTGATACTGATAATCAATATACAAATAAAGTTTATGGATGTTTAGTGATCGCAATACCAACTACATATAGATCCACGAAAGGCGCTGTTCAAAATTTTGGAGCAAATAGTTCAGTAAATTCATACAGTTATTATTACAATCGCCAATTCATCAGCGATTTATCTGGATTCATTACTGAAAATACTAAATTAATATTCAAGATAGGCGAAGAATCTTCGTATCAAAACAAAGCAGCAAAATATAATTTTTTAAATATATCATGTGAGTTTAAAAATGGACAAGAGTATCAAGATCCATTAGAGTATTTCAAAAATATTTATGTTGATCACGATTATACAGCTTCATTGAGTGGTCCATTTATAGCTGGATATGAAACTCGACGAATTGATGGTAATTGGAAAACCAATGGTTTTGGCCCACAAAATCCTAAATTGAATCTATCTTTGAATGAACAAGAAGGTTCCAATGACTTAAGAGCAGCAACGGTTGGGAATGCGCAACAAAGCTATTCTGAATGGAATAATGATAATGAATATGATGAAGATGCTATAGCAATCACCCATACCATTGAAAACCCTGAAGTTTCTTCTATATTTTTTACTTTAGCTATCAGCAATTTAAGTGATACTGTCGCAAAAAGTACCAGTGATCAACGAGAACTTGGTGATAAAGTTCCTGCTATTGTAGAAGTTGAAGTTGAATGGGGCAAGATATCTAATGGAGAAATATCTAATGCTAAGAGTAAAAAATATGCCATTATAGCAATGGTTGAAGGCCAAATGCTGATTGATTTTGGATCTCCAGATTTAGAATCAATAGAAAATGATTATTTTAAAGCTGTTAGAGATGTTTCGAACGTATCAAAATCAACATTCGATCAAGCTGTATTGTCGAAACCTTTTATACTTCCAAAGTTAACTAATCAAGAAAATCCATCATCTGTTAAGAGATATATAAAAGTTAAGAAACTTTCCGCCGAAACTAATTCGGTTTTACTCAAAAAAGAAATTGGATTATATAAAGTAACAGAAATTATTGAGCAAAATCTTTCGTATCCATTTTCGGCAGTTGCTGGAATTAAAATCGACGCAAGAACATTCGGCTCAGTTCCAGAAAGAACTTATGATTGCAGATTGAAGTTGGTCAACGTTCCAACCAATTACTATCCATTAGCAGCTGATAGATCTGATAATAGATATATTAAATCCGCTTCTGAATATACTTTGCCAAATTTAGTTTATGATGGAGATTGGGACGGGCACT